TGAAGTCCCACTAGTACCTGATGTACCATCTATTCCTGAAGTACCGCTAGTTCCTGTTGTTCCACTTGTACCTGAAGTACCTGATGTACCGTCTGTTCCACTTGTACCTGTTGTACCTGAAGTCCCACTAGTACCTGAAGTACCATCTATTCCACTTGTACCACTAGTTCCTGAAGTTCCACTTGTTCCTGTATTTCCTGTTATTGTTACTGTAATATTTCCACCACTATTATTAACAACAGTCGCGCCACTGAATGTAATTCCTGAAACAGAAGTAACTGTTGTTGTTCCGTCTCCAACGGATAAGGCTGAACCAGAACCTGATGTAATTCCTGTTATTGAAACATTTGAACCATCACTATTATTAAGAGTTAACGTTGAAGACCCACTATTATAAGTCCCTCCCGTTACTGTTCCTGTAAATCCTGTGATTGAAATTGTTTGTCCGTTATTTTCGTATAGTTGTAAGGTAGTTGTTGCTGAAAAATATGTACCACCTGTAATAACAGTGTCGTTCAAATTTGCAATCTTCCATCTTGCATTTTCTCTTGTTACACCATTAACACCTTCAATAGTTGAGCCAGTCCACGCATCAACCAAAATATTACCCGCCTCGGTAGAATATGTCGCATGTGCGTCACAAAGCCAAGCACTACCATCAAACCCTAAAGCTCCTGATGTTTGGGCGTTATTCCATTTAGTCGCATAATCATCAATTATAAATTGATATGTTGTATCCGCAGATATGACATAAACCATCATACCTAATCTTCTTCTTCCAGAAGAAATTTCATCATTATTAATTGTTAATTGGTCTGCAACATCTCCAAATGGTTGATTGTATGCAAAAGCAACTGGAATTGAGTTTCCTGAATATAATACACTTCCTTCTGTCCCTGGAGGAATTGTATATATTAAATTTTCGTGTGAATACACCTCCATGTATCCACCAATGCTGTATACACTGAAATTTGTACCCGTACTAATATCAAGTGCAACTCCGACTGGTCCTTCGTATAAGGTTGATGCAAGTGGGTTTTTATAATTAAAGCTCATAGTCTTTTTCTTTTTTTTTATGTTAAGGTGTTACCTTTAAAGTAAATATTATTTAGTGAGGCGTTTATTCTAAATTCTGTCGCTGAATATGTTGTATAAACACGATATGTTCCTTGAGGAATTGTAGAACCTGTATAGGTTACTATAGTATTATAATAACCTGAGTTCATATTTCTCGCGGTTAATGCGTTTGCGTTCCCTGCCGTATTTGTACCTACCTGAGTCATAATTTGGCCGTTTGTCGCTCCTGTTGAAATATACCAAGTATACCAAGCATTTGATGGTGTTGTACCTGCTGGCACTTGTGTTGTTTGGAACAAGTAAGCATTGATTGGATTACCATATGCGTCACTTCCTCCTGATGTTGGAGAGATTGTACCTGTGATAATTGCAGGTGAGTTTCCTCCCCATCCTGAGTAATTCAAATATGAATTAATCTGTTGATTGAATGTTACAGAGTTTGCCACTGTAGCACCATTAATAAAGAATCCTCTCCACGCACTACCTTGCGATGACATCCATCCGTTAAAGTTAGCACTTTGTCCTTGTGGTTCAATTGTTAAGTAAGCAAATAATGGTTGATTTGTTGGTGTGGGTGAAGGTGTATTAGTTGGTGTTGTTGTATTAGTTGGTGTTTGTGTTTGTGTTACCGTTGGTGTGTTTGTTGGTGTTTCAGTAGGTGTTGCAGTAATTGTTGCGGTTGGTGTTGCGGTAGCCGTTTCAGTAGGTGTTACAGTTGGAGTTGGTGTTGCAGTTTCAGTTGCAGTTGCCGTTACTGTTGGTGTTGGTGTTTCAGTTGCTGTTGCGGTAACTGTTGCAGTATTAGTTGGAGTAGGTGTTGATGTCGCTGTTTCAGTAGGCGTTGATGTTAATGTTGTTGTTGGTGTACTCGTAACTGTTGGAGTCTGAGTTGGTGTACTTGTAACTGTTGGAGTTTGTGTTGCAGTGTTTGTTGGTGTTACACTCGCAGTATTAGTTGGTGTATTTGTAGGAGTAGCGGTATTAGTTGGTGTTACACTTGCAGTATTAGTCGGAGTTACAGTCGCAGTATTAGTTGGTGTGTTTGTAGGAGTTGATGTGTTAGTTGGTGTTACACTTGCAGTATTTGTTGGAGTATTAGTCGGAGTACTAGTATTAGTCGGAGTTACACTCGCGGTATTAGTTGGAGTGTTTGTAGGAGTTTCTGTTGGAGTACTAGTAGGAGTCTCTGTATTAGTTGGTGTTACACTAGCAGTGTTAGTTGGTGTATTTGTTGGAGTTTCAGTTGGTGTTGGAGTTGAAGTTTCAGTATTTGTAGGCGTGTTTGTAGGAGTCTCACTTGGAGTCTGTGTTGGAGTTTCAGTATTAGTTGGTGTTACACTAGCAGTGTTAGTTGGTGTATTTGTTGGAGTTTCAGTTGGTGTACTTGTTGGAGTCTCTGTATTAGTTGGTGTTACACTTGCAGTATTTGTTGGAGTATTTGTAGGAGTACTAGTATTAGTCGGAGTTACACTCGCGGTATTAGTTGGAGTGTTTGTAGGAGTTTCTGTTGGTGTACTTGTTGGAGTCTCTGTATTAGTTGGCGTGTTTGTAGGAGTCTCACTTGGAGTTTGTGTAGGTGTTTCTGTATTAGTTGGAGTTACTGTTGTAGTGTTAGTTGGAGTGTTTGTAGGAGTCTCTGTTGGAGTTGGTGTAGATGTTGCGGTATTTGTAGGAGTTACAGTTGCGGTTTCAGTTGGTGTATTTGTTGGTGTTGGCGTAGGGGTAGTTGTTGGAGTAACTGTAGGTGTCTGAGTTGCGGTTTCAGTTGGTGTTGGACTAGCTCCAGTTGTAGGAGTTGTACTTGGTGTATTTGTTGGTGTTGGCGTATTAGTTGTAGTCTCTGTCGGAGTCGGAGTATTAGTTGCAGTCTCTGACGGAGTAGGTGTTAATGTCACCCCTGGAGTTGCTGATGGAGTAGGTGTTGGTGTAGGTGTAGTACAATCTAAAGTTATTACTACTCCATTGAACATATCTGTTCTTGTATACCCTGAACCAATTAAAGATGTATTGACGTAAATACTAAATGGGCCTAACGCATTTGAGTTAGAAGCTAATCTTACTATGTAAGTTGTACATGCGCTTACACTAAGTTGTTCTGTTACTGTAGTATCATTACAACCAGGTGCATTATTTACGACTAAAATATTATAAAGTGCCATCCGCGGATTTTATTTAATAAATACCACAAGTATTCTATTTCCTTAGTATTAATCTTAAAAATAATAAAATGATTATTTTTTTTTAAATTATTGATTAACAGCTTGGGTCTGATAAATTCAAATCATTAATAAAACAACTTGGGTCGGCTAAACTAACTCCAAAAACACAAGAAGAATTTTGAATGTCAATGTTAACAACACAACTTTCCATTTCAATTGTTATTTGGAAATCACATCCAAAAGTACAATCTAAAATTTTGAATACAATACAACCATTAACGTCCACCATCATTAACATTATTTGTGGTGCGGTATTAAAGATTGATGGAATTACTGTGTTATATTCTACTGTTGGTGGTACGGGACCTGAACTAATAGTACCGAGCAAAGTTTGATTATTTCCATAGATATCTGCTATGTAAACATTAATAGGGTAAGTACCCCCTGATATGTCGGTTATTCTAACTTGTGTCATGATAAGCACATTATGTCATAAACAATCACTAAGTCGATAATAATTTCTTGTCCTTGTAACGACGTATTATTTCTACTTGTTTCAATTGTTATTTGATTATTTAGTTGGTCTATAGTTACGTTACCAATTCCTGGTATACTCAACAATAACGATTTAATTGTATTATACCACGTATTATCACTTGGCGCTTGAACTAATGATGTTGAAGTGAAGAAGTCTTGTTGTGTAACCAAACCTGCAGGGTTTACCGAAACTTTAGCGGTAAATGTTGCACTGATTAAATCACAACTTGTATTTCCTGTTGTTAAATCATAGAACCCTTCGTTTAACATTTGTAATAAACCAAATTTGGTTGGAGAAATTACATTGAACACCTCAGCCCCCATTACATATGTTTGATATGATGTATAGTTCTTATTACATGTTATGGTAGTATTCCTTGTTAAAGTACATCCATTTGAATCAATAACAGTTAAACTGTATGAACCTCCTGTTAAACCTGTTACTTGAATTTGTTGAGGTTCATTAGGTACGTTGTCCGACCAATTAAAACTAAATGGTGGTTCTCCCGAACTAATAAAGGCTGTTATTTGTCCACTGTTTCCACTACCACAAGAAGTTGAATATAGTGAGTAGTCTAATCGTTGACTAAATGGTATTAAAATATTAGAAGTTTGAACACATCCGTCCGAGTCCGTAACTGCAACAGTGTGTGTTCCCGCAGATAAACTGTTGAATGTCACTGCACTTAAATTTGTGTCTATCACATTATAAATCCCATCGACAGAATAGTCTAATGGCATTGTCCCCCCTGTTGTGGAGAATATTGTCACTTGTCCGTTGTTTTGATTACAACTTGTTGAAACTACTTCTGTTGATATCGTGAATTTATTTTCGGCAATTATTGTAACTTCTTGAATATATGAACATCCTGTATTATCTGACACCGCAACGGTATATGTCCCACTCGCTAACCCATCAAATAATTGTGTTGTTTGAGAGTTATTCAGATTTGTTTGAGAACCATCGGGATAAATTAAAGTATAGGTATAAGGTGTTGTTCCTCCAACAACGGAAATCTGTATTGAACCATCGGTACTTGAACAAGTTGAGTTTTGGTTTGTTACTAATATTGATGTTATACCTCCTGGTGTTTGTAATGAAGTACCTGCAAATGTTTGACAATATCCCGCATCAGTTACTTGGAAATTATAGTCTCCAGCAGATAACCCTGAAATTGAGAATGTTTTACTATATGATATTTCAACATTTCCTGTTGAGGCTGAATAATAATATGGCGCAGTTCCTCCTGTAATAGTTAAACTAATTGACCCATTACTTTGAAGACATGACGGTGATACTGAAGTTATAAGTCCGACCCCGATAACGTTAACGTCAGTTACTGACCCTTCCATTGATTTGGTACATCCGTAAGCATCTGTTACGGCAACTGAATAGTTACCTCTAGTCAATCCTGTGATAGTATTACCCGTTTGTCCGTCACTCCATAAATAAGTGAAAGGTGATAACCCTGTTTCTCCCGTTACAGTAATTTTACCAATAGGTACTCCTCCACAACTAGAATTAGGTACTACGTACAATCCAAAACTAAACTCTTCTGAAGTATCAATAATAAAACTTTGTGTAATACCTGAACATCCACCTAAATCTTCGGCAAGAAGAAAATAGGTACCTGCACTTAAATTACCAAAAATAAATTCAGGTGTGTTTGTAACACCTGATTGAACTAGGCTATTATCCATTCCCAACAAATAAAAATTTGTTGATGAATATTGTGAAGTTGAGGTACCTGTTACTGACCCGTTATCTAAATTACAGGTTGTGTCTTGTACTGAAATAATTGACGAGCAAACTCCACTCGAAACGGGCACGTTAATATAGAATTCTTGGTTGGTGGGTAATGTACTATCGTTAACCCTGGCGGTATATGTTGACGCAGATAATCCTGTCACTATCGAAGCCCCTGTTGTAACCAAATCAACTTGAGTCAACGGTGATTGCCATTGTACAGTATATGGAGGAGTACCTCCTACTAAGGATAAGTTTATAATACCATTATTGGTATTACTACAGTCTCCTGTTATCGATAAGTAATAATCAAATGATGCCATTAGTTAGTTGCACAATTTATGCTGATGTTTATTCCTGAATTTAATGATAAAATTTCATCAATATTTCTATCCGTACACGTTAAACTAGTTATTGTTAAAAAATTACCATTCAAGTAATACGTATAACCAAAGTCATATAATTGTGGTAGGTATTGAATTAAGGCATTTCTCCAAGCTCTATTTGAAGGTACGTCTGTTAAACCATATCCTGTGTAGAATAGTTCTTGTATAATAATATCGTCAGCTATTTGTAAATCAACATACCAATTACTTTCAACCGAATTTTGAATACAATCGTTCAAAGTAAGTCCGCTTGAAGCTAACATTGAGTTAACTCTGTTTGATAAGATACTGTTGAAGTTACTAACTTGGACATCCCCGTTCAACCATGGGTATATGTTAAAGTCAGTATATTCCGTAGTACAGTTATAATCGAATATATTTGATATAATGTAACATGGGTCTACAGGAACTGGTATAAACTGGCATCCTCTTTGTCTTCTATAAACAAACTTTTGTTTATGTAAAACTGAGTTTTCCATTTTAACTCCTGTATTCCAAATAGTTGTCGCTGGAATCATTTGTTCCGCCAACTTCATCCAATAAGGACCAATACCATTTACGTAATCAATTAATTTTTGATACGTATATTTGTTATTTGGTAACCCAACTGTTTCTTCCGATTCAATGTATTTCCACCAAATAGATTGTAAGGTAGGATATCCCCCTGTCTTACCATCTGTAATGTATTGTCTGTTTCTAACATTAATCATATTCTCCCAAAATGTTTGAGAAAATTCGAAGAACGTTTTTTTCTTTGGTTCTGGCTTAACAAAAGTCCAATCTACCCCACCTGGGACAGGATATCCAACCGTCAAACCTGATTCAGGTATCGGATAGTCATATCTTTTTGATTGGTCCCAAACGTCATATACAAGACCTTGTGCGGGATTTAAAAATAAATCAACGTTTTTAACATTTAGAACTAACTTCTCATTATCAACATAGTAATACGCATTGTAGTCTGCATTTGTTGATACTCTAATTTTATTGTCCTCCTCTAACCACGATTTATTATTATCTACAACTTGAGTTAATTTAAATCCTTCAGTCATGTATGGGAAATCCCTAAATCGGTTTAAATATGGTTGACCATAACTGAATGGAGTTAATGTGGTTTGAATGTCATAGTTTTGTCCTGTGTAAACACTTCCTGTAATTTTAACTTGGTCAGGGCTTCTATGTTGTGGAGTAACTTCATACCAACCTGCACCTAATTGGAAGAAATAATCTTCTGTATTGATAGGTGCTGATGGAAACCCTAACGCGTCAATAGGATAATCGGCTAATTTAATATTAACATCTTCATAAGTTGCCGTTGAAGTGAATCCAGTATATATCTTACCTTTAATTCTATATGTTTGTCCTGGCAGATATGATGGAGTATTTTCAACGTAGGTTCCTCCTGATATTCTAGCCCATTGTGTGTAGAATTGGTCTAAATTAATTCTTTGGTCAGCAAGATAAATGTGTTCGTTAAATTCAATTAACGAATCAGGGGCTCCTATAAGTCTCATCATAAACTCAACAGACCTTCTTGTACCTTTAGATTTGAATAGGTAAGCTGCGTTTAAAATTAAGTTTCTATAAAATGAATAGTTTAACTCTGTTGGAGTTAACGCTCTGGCATAACCTGGATATGTTGGTGTCGACGTATTTCCAAATACCGAACTTAAAAAATCCTCATTTGTTATTGGTGAGAAGTTTGAACTCCATCCTAAAGTTTGAGCTAAGTTTACAAGTAATTGTGATGGTATGTCGTTAGTTGGGTTATAGTTAACTGAATTCATGTACGCTAATGCGTCGATGAATTGTTTCACTTGGTCAAAACTTCTACCATAAATTTGAAATATTTTTTCAACTTTTTGTCCTAAAGTATCAAACTCTTTTAATGAATCTGTTACCAAGAATCTTGATATTAAATTACTTTTAAATGAGTCTAAATTAAGTGCAATAGTTTCTAAATTATTTAGGTAGTCATCAAATAAAAACGACCTAATATTTAAGTTCCAATCACCATCCTTTGGCCAAGTAACTGATTGATAGTTAGTATAAAACTCTCCGTTTTCTGTTTGGGCTGGTACTTGGAATACTGCCGTGTATTCAGGTCTAACAAGTCTATTTAATAAAAATTTCTCAACCTCATCAAAGTCTTCAGAGAATATTTTATCTACAATAAAATCATTTGGTCGTATTTGGAAGTTTTCATTAAACGTAGTTGCAGTAGTACCAAATGGTGAACCTGAAACATAGAATTGAATATACCCTGTGGTTAAATTATCTGATGGTGTAAACGATACAATGTTATATATGTTGTCATTTACACTAACCGCATAATCTAAGTAAGTGTTATATAAGTTTCTATAAGGTGAAACAACTATTTCTCTAACCGATAAGTTGGTCGCAGCACTTACAGAATAATCAATTTCAAATGGATTATTAATTCTATCCACATCCACTTTGAAATACGTTTCATCTTGAACCGAATCGTATGAAATATCAAATGCTGTTGCACCTGTCGTAAAATCTAAGTTGGTGAATATAATATCTAACGCCGCAGGGAAGTTATGAATAATTTTTGTAACCGACACTTGAAATCTTTTACTTAAAGACCCGTACATCGAGAAGTTTAGAACCTGAGACACATCATAGTTTGGATATACTCTAAACTGAGTTGCCATGATTCGTCTACTTTCCGCTAAATCACCAATATCCAAATCACCTAAACTAATTGGTTCAGAAAACGCTCCAACACTAAAAGTTCTATTAACCTTCTCAACAACCGATGTTGTAAACTCAAAGTTACCTTGCGTAAGTCCACCACCCTCAACTGTTTGTAATCCTACAATGTTGTCAGAAAAGGTTGCCGCACCACTACCAGGTCTCGGAGGGTAAAAATATTTTGTATTCTTTTGCGTTATCGCCATTAGGTTGTTATATTTGTAAAGTTTTTACTGAAATCAATATTATCGTTTCTATTCTGTCTAACCTCATATAACAATGCATTAAATTGGTCTCTAATTTCATATAAGTTGTATTGTCTGTATATGTTATTTTGAGAATCGTAGATTGTGTAGATACCATCATCAATAGACTTGGTTTGATTACCATAAAGAGCAATCGCAAGAGATGAGATATCGTATTCAACCATTTCAACTTCCAAACTAATAGGATTGAAGAAAGTATTAGTAATAATAATATCTTGGTCAGGCTGTCCAATAAATGGAGTCGCGTTTGGTTTGTTAGTTGGTGAAGATGAAGGTGATAAGGTTAAGAAGATAAGGTTTGAATCCCCATCAACATATCTATATCTGATAGCCTTTTGAGATGTGTTAACTTCATTAGTTACCACAGGTTCACAATAAAAACTTGAAGTAACAACTCTAAAGAAGTTAGGTATTTTTGAACCGTCAGGGTTTAAATATTCAACTCTAAATCCAACAAGTCCTTGAGGGACAAATTTGTTTTGATATTCTGTTGGCACATTAGTAATATCAATCACAATACCTTTAACATTTGGTAAAGCGCTTAACACACCACAATCTGTAATGATAGTTCTTATTTGTGCAGGTCGTATATATAATGTATAAATTCCTAACGCGTTGAATTGATTTGCGGGTAAGGTTAAGTTATATAACCCTCCTAATACTTCTACACCAGCGTTTCCACCTGTCTCTGTGTTAGCAAAGTAAGGTCTAAGTAAAGTCTGTGCATCCAACTTCGTAAGTACGAATTGGTCTGTCACATCCCTTGTTGGAGTGTAGTTCATGATTATCTCAACATCTTGTGGTGAAACATCACTGGGTCTTATTGTACCGTATGAGCCTATTGCCATTTTCTCTTATTTAATTTATAAATAGTTTAGTTCTTTTTTTCAATTAACTTCTTTCTTTATTCTCGACATTAAAAAATCCGTAACCGTAATTTATCATGTCTCCCAAGTTATCAACCTCACCCATTCTCATTACTCTTTCGTATGCACTATTCTTACCTCTCTCCACAAATACATTGGTTTGTACCTGCGCTTGGTCAATAACTTTTAATAAAACCTCATCTTTTGTTATCGGACTTGCCTGTAAATTATTTTCAGTTAGACCTGAAGATTGTTGGAAAAATATTGTGGTTCCGTCACTATAATCATAATAGTCGACACCTGTAATAGTGTAAGCAGTAAATGCTGTATTCATGTTAGAAATTGCACCCCATATTTGTCCGTTTGAAATCACAGGGACTCCAACTTGAAATTTTGGTGACCCGTACTGAGCCAATTCATTCACTCTTGACTTTGTTATCCCCGAAACTGTAAATGGTATTGTTACGTAGTTGTTTGAAGTTTGGGCTGAAACAATGTTAACCGCATCACCTGAAAATATATAATCGTAAGACACAGGTGTTCCAATCCAATTACCTGAAGATGGCGCAAAAAACGCCTCTCCTTTAGGGTTATATATTGTTGGGTTAGTGAATGGTGTTTTAATCTTCTTAGACACTTTAGTAATACCCCAAGGATTTGTTTGTTCCATGGTTATAGTGTACTCCTTTGTGGCGGTTGTGTAAGTGTGATTAATACTATTAGGTGTATACCCCGTAATTATTTGTTTTGGTGTACCGTCGCCCCAATCCACTTTATAAGAAGATAGGTCTAAGAATTTTTGAAATTGGTCTGATGTATTGTAGATATTATAAACGTACGGTGATGATGTTGTAGAAGAAAATATAAAGTTCGCAACTACATCCTTTTGAAGAACGGCACCATCAAATGGACTATAATATCCCGCATCTACTGCGGTTTGTCTAAATAAAAGTGGAACACTTAAGTCCGTCAGTAATGAAGCACCATTAGGTCCTGAACTAACAACTTTGGTCATTGCAGAGTAAACCCCAACAGGAGTTCCATTATAATCCACAACGGATAAATCTCCTGCTACGTTTTCGGGTGATACGATTATTTTATAGTAATCTGACATTATAGTGGTGGGTTTACATATTCATACCATTTTATGGGTAAATTAGTCCCTAATCTTTGACCATACGTATTCAAAACTTGGTATGTTTGAGTTGGGTAATCCAACTTAACTGTGTAATAAAAATATTGTGTACTGTCGAAAGCGTATTTGTTTGTATTCATTAACGCTTGTGGTCCATTTGTATCATCCAAAGAATTACTTCCTCCACCTGTCATCATTCTGGTGAATTGTCCTGTCTTGGCGTTATAAAACTTGGCACTCATGTAAAAGGTGTTAATGTCTAAAAACGTTCTTTTCTTTAACCAATAAAGAAAGAACCCTTCTTTGTCCCCAACATAATCCAATATAAACTCAGGTTTTTTAATCGACACCAATGTTCTTTGCATCTGAGCATCCATTTTCAAACCTTGTTGTGTTGGTAAGATAACTGTTAGATAGTTTACTTGTTTCTTTTCATCAGGAGTATCGTAGAAATCCAACTTGAAGAATGAGTTTGAAAAGTTATTCTCATAGTAATAAACCTCTTGGGGTGTAAAACCTTCACTCAAATAATTTACTCTCCAATTATTAATATCGTTTAAGGAACCTCCAGAATAAAAATAAAATTCGTAGTTAATCTCTGTATTATTTGTTGTCCCCGTTGCAGGTGCATGTGCAAATCTTGAAATCTCAAAGTCTCTTCCAACACCAATAACTTCAGTTATAATGTTTTTTTCATACTCCTCAATTGCAAGGTCTAACCCCAAGTAGTCCCATTTAAGTTCTACAGGAATGTTGACTTGTTTGTTGTCAAAACCGTCTTGTCTAATTACAAATTTATTCACACTCATCTATTAATGGTTTGAATGAGAAGCTAGGTTGAACCTCATTATAGTTTATTCCTTCAGGTATTAATCTAAATACAACGTTCTCAAATGGATAATGAGCCGTGTTAATAAACGGGTATTCAACCCCTCTACCAAGGTTATCCACAAAACCATAAGTATATAAGTCTCTCCATCTAAACTGTTCATCCGACGAAGAATAGAAAGACCAACTTGGAGCTTGGTCTAAAAATCCAACACCCGCAGTTTCAATGTAGTCAGAAAAGACTCTCAATGTCATTGGGTTATGTGGTTTGTAATAATATCCTGGCGAATTTGTACTTGGAGTTGCTGTGGTTGCAAATACAGCTTGATTAAATTTCATTTTATGATAGTAAGGTGATACGACCCTTTCTATTTGTTCATAATCATTCCATTCACAAAAATCACCGTCCATCACATCATCTTTTTGTAAATCCAAGTTGTAGTAGAATGTTTTTGTCTGACCATTTGTTAGGGTATACCCTGAAACAGGAATACTTGTGTTAGAATTTTGATTATTAGTTCTCCACCATGGATTAACAATTTTAGATAGATTGAATCCCCACCCTTGTTTCAACCCAATCCCATCGGATGGCGGGTTAAAGTATCCTGAATATCCTTTATTAACAATAGTTAGACTAAGTTCCGTCAAAGGTCTCATTTGGTTATCTTTGTATCCATTCAAATCTATGTCATAGTTTGATGTAAAATTATAGGCATTACTACTAGACTTTTGTGATACTCTTGTGACATTGTTTGGAGTAATTGAACTGTATTCTAACTTACTTTCTTCTTTGAATACATTTTTTTCAAACCCTACTTTTGTTACCGCTAAGTCAGTTAAGTTAGTTAGAACTTTATATTGTTTAACATAATACTTTGACCTTGTTTCGGTTAAGTTGTCAGGATTAATTACTCTCTTGAATGTACCAGTTACTCCGTTATTAAACGTTGTACCAGTATACCCAATATTTAAAACATTAAAAATATTTTTATCACTATCGAATAATCCATTACCTACAGAATACACTTGGAATATATTTGAATTCCTATAAGTTAATGATAACTCAACATATTCGTTTGGTGTTAGTCCGTGTGGTGCGACGCAAGTAAAAGAAATCAAACCATTACCATTTTGACTTGTATTACTAATTGTAAATGCAATACCATCACCAGCTTTCCAACTAATGTCATTTGAATTACTTGAATAATATTGTAATTGTTTGTCGTAATTGTTATCAAATGGATAAGTTAAATAATACATCCAATTATATGTGTAAGCACTTTTTGATTTGTATGGAAAATGTTGGTCTGACACATCAGGTCTAAAGAAATCAAATTCATAGAACTGTGGGAACCCTCTCCAAACACCACTTTGTTTTGAAGTGTCGGGTGAACTATAATATAAATTATACTGAAATGGTAAGTATCCTGTGGTTCCTGTGTATGTGTTGTCGTATAAGTAAGTTACTTTAAACGTAGGTCTAAAGACCGTACAAGCTTGTCTCTCGTCATCGTAGACTTGAGCCAAACTTATCGTCGAACTTCTATCATATTCTGTAATTTGTTGACTCTGTTCTTCAAGAGTTACCGAGACTTCCTCATTAACTGATGGAGCACCTTTGTACCTTAAACTACTTGGAACTATTGTGTACTTATTCATCTAATGAGTATTTTGTTTTAAACCTATCTAATGCAGATTCTCCTTTAACCACTCCGAAATAAAATTGATATGGTGCTCCCACTAAAAATCTACTTTTATTTTGTGGTGTCGATATGTATCTACCTCCCACTGTTGGGTAACTTGCTACATTCCCATCTACACTATATATGTACCCTCTCGCAGTTAAATCATTAGCCACAGTAGTACCATTTAAGTAATATTTGGTACTTGTTCCTGTTCTATCTAAAGATTGGTAATTATTTTGAGTAATGTCCGCAGTATTTGTTGCCCATGTGTTGTCTTCATTTCCAAATATTAAAGAATTTGACGCCAATGTCCATTGGTAGAACGGAACTAGTTGCGATTTAATTCCATATGGATATGGATAGTATCCCACATTGTTAGCTCCTCTAAAATCTATTCTTCCTGGCGTTAAATAATCTTTAGTTTGAAGGTCTTGTGTTGTTGATGAAAACCAAACTGCCATAGTAGGGAATTGAGGTGTTCCCAATATTGTTGTTGGATTAATTCTGCCAGGGAAAATTTCATAAAATTCAGGTGAAAAATTAATATTTCCTATTTCAGAATTTATCGACAATAATTGAGCTAAATCACCGTCAATTCTTTTTTGGTCTCTAGAAAATAATTTGTCAAGACCATTATCGCCAGCAGCTAAAACTGAACCTAAAAAAGTTGCAGAAGTAATTCGAGAAATAACAAATAAATTAACTAAATCTGAGGTGTCCCCATAACTAGTTGGATTGATATTTGGTAATATGTATCCTTTAGTTGACGGGTCAAAGGTAATTTCAGAATAAAAATAATCTTTCATTCCTAAATTAATTATCGTTGTTGGGTATAATAAATTTAAGGCGTTTACGCTACCTGTATCACTCGCTCTTTTACCTATAAATTTATTTGTCGAATCTTTCCAAGGACTACTTCTATAATAAAAATTATTACTATCCATGTTAAAATACACTATATCACTAGGGAATCTAGGGTACTCTGGTTTATTTTTATTATTATAGTATGTGGTAACTTGTATTGGAAATGCATATAATGAACCATTAATCCAATTATTCATAAACGATTGGGATAATATTCCTCGACATAATCCGTAAAAGAACCTAAATCTATAACCCCACTCAGGAAATGTATTAAAAGTGTCTTTTACTAAATCTGTTAATGGTCTTCTTAAAAACATATAACACCCTGATTCAACAGCATCAATAGTTGTACAGTTTTGATTAATACTAAAATCATCACCAAAACCTTGGTAACAACCTAATCCAACCATTGCCTCACAATCAAAACTTTCTAAAACTTTAATAGAGTTTGGTAATCCTGTTAAATCTGCGGTTACAGTTTGAGCACCTGTTTGAAATGCTACAGACGAAATATCTTCCGAATCTGTATTTATTAAATAAACTCCAAAATTAAGGTTTTGTTGTAATAATGAAGGATTTAATGTCCAAGAACCTCCATCTAAGATATCTGATGATGGTAACCTATCAGTCCTTAAAACATTTTGTTGAGCATCGTTAATTAACATTGGTGGAGTACTACCAAAGAAAGTCTTGGTCGTGTAGTAATAATCAAAAGATGGTACATAAACTGTTGCGGGAAATCCAAAACCTGAATTAACCTTCATAACTGCTCCACCTGATAAGTCTTCACTGTTATCATATTTAATACTAGACGCATTTATATTATAAAATCCATTTGTTGATATTGATAATACTTTAACTCCTTGCAGTGTCGCACCTACAGGTAATGGACTCGTATTAGCATCTAATGAACTATAGTATGCGGTATTTGTTGTTGTAAATCCTGTAAATGATTGTCCAGGAACAGATGATGTTGTGGTTCCAGGTTTAAAGAAATAAGATTGATAGAACATCTCATTTTGATTATATCCCTGTACTGATATACTACTATTTTCTAATTTCTGTATTGGTATGTTAACTCTTGTGGATGCAGTTACCGTCCAATTTGGGTCAAACTCAGTTGTTCCGAATAAATTACCTAACGAATATTCATTAACGTATTTTGGTGAATATGGGTCAACCCCTCTTTGTAAAACTAAAATGTATTGGTCACCCGCACCTTCAAAATATTGGTAAGCGTTAAAGTTAATTGAGACCCCATCAACTATCCATCGGTTGTTAGGGAACCCAAGATATCTCCATGGAGTCGATGTACTAACAGTATTAAGAACATTACCAAAAGATTGTGTTGTACCTGTGTTCCATATTTGAGATGCTTGAGATACCGTAATAGCAGTGATAACTTGGTAGTATTCAACGTCAGCAGGGAATTTATAATTAGTCTCTGTAGAACCATATGGTAGATTATATCTAACTGGTGTTACTATATTTGACACTTGTGTTGTTGCATAAGATACATCTATAGTGGTTGCAGCACTACTACTATAACTTTCACCACTAATACCTGTTATAGTGCCTCCTGTTGTTGTTGCACTATAATTATAATTTGTATCGGTAGTTCCAGTTAAATTAATAAAAGTTAACAGGTCCCCTGCGGCAAATTGTTCTTGTGATAATACCGTTATAGTATTATCATAATGATGTTTACCAATATTAGAGTCTTTAGCAAAAGTTACCTTAATTTTATTTATATTTGAAAAATAACTTTCTCTTAAATTAAAGACATTAATTCTTTCACCAATAGGTAAATCACTAGAGGTGACATATCTAGTTTCTCCGTTTGATATAGATAATTCTTGTGAAAAAGGTAATTTATATCTTCCAGGGTTTGAAAGATTAGAGGTTAACGCTAAACCCGCAAATGATTCACTAAACAGAGTTGACCAAGTTTCTTGGTTTTCTGTGTCCCCTGAAAAATATGTTGACGACAAACCGTCGTAATAATATTGTGGAGATGAAACATAAGTCAAAACTCCAGACCCAATAACTCCTGGAGCTGGCACAGTCGTCTGATTATTTGGTTTTACATCATTAGTTTGTTTACAATCACAGGCCTGACAATCAGGATAAGTAATCATTGGCAATCTTATTGTGAAGTCCCTTTTACTACAATATTTTCTCCATCCTTTAAATGGGTACCAATTAATTGGTCGTCCAATACCAATTCTTGAAATCCAACATAAAAATTCTAAAACTAAATTATATAACCACAATAAAATATGCGCAATTATAAGTATTATCATACCTATAGGTTGTAGTACTGTAAAAATTATTGCAAATAAGAAATATAATAAATCAAAATTTCTAAACCCGTCATTAACAGGAAATTTATTTACACTATCCTCACAATCTTGGCTATCAATTTCTTTAATACCAATAAACCTACCTGGTGCTGACCCAATAAAATTTCTACCACTTTTATATTGGTCAATTAAAGAAGATACGGTATAAACTTTATTAAACTGAAATTCATAGAACGTGTCTTCGCAATCAATAATTTCATTAAGTCTGTTAATCTTATTTTGTGATACAAAACCATTTGTATACCCACTCCAAGCCAATCCAAAATAATACGAACTTTGTTGTTGATTATATAATTTTTTACCTGGACTATTATCGGGGAAATTACGGTATATAGAAGGGTCTGTTATATCATTCTCCCATCCATATTCTTTAACGTTAGGAACTAAATAATATGCCCTCCTTGTCTCTAAAGTTAAATCATTTGGCTGTGTCCACTTAACTTTGAAACGATATTTTGCCTTTGTTGGAATTCCTACTGTTGGGTCGTTTGACAATACTTTCTCCCCAAATTCATTAGTTACAAAATAATCTAAGTTCATAGGTAATTCTATTAACCACGTACCTGAACCGTCAATAACATTTCCTGATTGTTCTAATTCGTATTGTTCTAAAACAGGGTTACCATCACTATCTTGTCGTATTGTTTGTCTCAAGGCTAATATTTGACCAGGAGATGTTGTTAGTCCACACAAATTACCCATGTTATCTTTCGGAAATCCGTTGAACTTAACTCTTAAATTATCAGGAGAAGAGAATATAGACCCCATGAATACTGATGTTGGTTGTATATCAACATTTGCATCATCTCTTAAGTCAAAGTCTAATCTGTTTACCGCAATCTGACAAACTGTTGGGTCTCCCCACAACGGAGATACGTCAATGAATTTGGTTAAGTTAATAATTTGAGGTAAAGAAGTTAAATCGGTTGATGTTCTAAATTTACTTCCCGCAACTTGAGCCTCACTTGCAAGACCCATTCTAATTAAATCTTGAGGTGTTAATGAAAACTCTCCGATGTCAGATAAATCAACATCCATGACAATAGTTTGTTCCCCTAATGGAACTCCCATTATCATGTAATCACCACTCTCGTTTGTTTTGGCTGTGTATCTGTAGTATTCGTCAAAAATTTCAACTGCAGTAGAACCCGTAAGAGCGTCAGACCTTGTAGGTAGAGTTCCTGTTGCAGCGTGTTTTGAATAAGATTTTTCGTAAGGTAAAAGGTTATATCGATACCCGTCTTCATTTTTATCTTTTGGAGACTTGTATGGGTAGATACTTGAAATTAATGGGTTTGATTCGTCAACTGCGGTAACAGGTATAAATACAGAAACTCTGGCATTTGGTATACCTAATCCGTTATTGGCGGTTACCCTACCAACAAGAACACCATAGTCAGAACAACTTCTTGTGTAGACATCTGACTGTTGTATCTTTAATGATAAAATTTCTAAAAACTCAAACTCTTGGTCTAATTGGACGTTGATTGTCTTATTGATTCCGAGTTCGGTTCTAATCCTATATGATTGACCCATGTAATACCTTTAATTTATAAATAGTTTATGTGTTATTTTTAAAGTATGAACACACTCTTTTTAAATTATAAACTAAACGATTCGAGAATAAACCTATTAAGAGAAGGTAACTGATTGGAAGTTTTTAACTGAAACTCTAATGTCTTTGTTTGGATAACGAATTTGATATACTTGTGAAGGTTGAGCAAATACCGTATCATCCACAGGAGCAATTTCTTTAGTCTCAGGGTCTGAGTATTCCATTGAAGTTTCTGCTGAAGAATATTGTCCTCCAACATTGTTGTATACATTAAGTCCCGCAACAGTTAATACCCCGTTTTGGTTTTGTACAATACTTCTTAATTCAGAAAGATATACGTTTTGACCCAATTCTCTTACTTGAGGATTAAAGTACGCTGAAATCTTATCAACAACATCGGCAATAATTTGTCCTGAATTTTGAGCAGAATCTAATACAATCTGAACATCAACACTAAGGTCAATAACCTCAGCAGTTAAGATTGAAATGTAGTCATTCATCATTCTATAATTTGACAGATATGTTGCAACGTTTTGTCTTAAAGTGTCAGATACAATATTGGTTAACTTACCTGAAGTATCGTAAGATAGTAATTGAATTAATATCTTGTTATTGTTTTCGGTGATTGAAACCTTTGCAGGTGCCCCAAATTCCGCTGGCATGTTTCTAATAAGAGCTTCGTAATCTTGAACAGTAACCGCTCTTTTCTGAGCCGAGAAGTTAAACGATACGTAGTTTCTAATTTCTTCTAAAGATGGAAGACCTGCTCCACCAATAGCTGCAGTTACGTTAGTACATCTTAATGAATTAACAACTGAAGAGTTTGTTAATTCTGAAGGACCATTCACATAGAATGATACAGTACCAATCTGATTAATTACGTTGGTACCTAAGTTTGTTGCTAAACCACCACCCACTCTGTACTGAATAAATAATGTTGAGTTTGGAACTAACGCAGAACCTAACGAGAAGTTGTTTGAATATCTTTGTAAGTCTAATGTGGTACCTAATGTTGTGAATTGGTCTAACGCGTCTTGTGCTGTGTTTGTACCACCACCAAATGTCATTTTCTTAAATCCTTCAGGAGTGTACTCACTAATGAATCTATTTTGAGTTTGAATGTATCTACCAACTTTAATACCTGGCTGGTCTGAAACTTTTGTTGGGTCTTCAACAAATACTCTATCTTCAGCTAATGCATCTACCTCGTACCATTTGTTTGATACTCCTAAAAATTCTGCGGCTGTAGGAATGTTTGTGTATTCTGTTCCACTCTTAAGTAAAACACTTGTAATACCTAAAACGTTCTTTTCAGGTAAGAATAGTTCAAAGAATGGTCTAACATCGTTTGGACTAATAACCCTTTTGAATACTTTAGTAATACCATTAACAACTAATTCTCTTTTAGTTATAGTATAATTAATTAATACGTTATTGGCATTGAAGTTAGGTATTTTTAACCTATTTGGGAATCCTTGAGCGTTGTAAGGTGAAGTAAAATCAATATCATAAATGTTTTCAAATACAATACCCGCGCCAGTTACTTGTGAACCTCTTGTTAATGTTCCCAAATATCTTTCATCCTCTTTATCACCAAACGCTGGTACTGTGATTGAGAAATCTACAAGGGCAACTGAAGGTCTTTGACCTGGCAATTTTAAACCATAGGTTCTTGCAATGTTGTAAATTGAAGACCTTTGTTGTGCGTATTGAAGAACAGTTTCTTGAATACTTCTATCGATATGATAGTGTAAGTTATCGGCAACCGCAGCATTTAAATCAATAAACACAGAGAATACCGATGCATCGTTAAAATCCTGTATAAGTTCAGGATAATATGTTTTTACATAGTTTAGTAATTCAGTTCTTATTCCCTGATAGTCTCTGGTTGTATATGATATTTTACGATTTGCCATCTATATTAAATATTGATAATTACAAAATCACTCTGAGCAAATGTATTCGCCTCTACTGAGTAATCGATTTTAATTTTTGCGGTATATTCTGATGTCCCTTTTCCTGGAAATCTATAAATTGGTGACTCACTACTACCAACAATGTTTTGACCTTCTGCAATGTCAATTTCTTCCATTGGGTCAGCAGGCGTAATTGAAATGTTATTCAATAATAAATTTGGCATGTAGTTTCCAACCGCTTCTCGAATATCCGATTCAATTGCGTCAAACGTAAGTCCATCAAAAGGTTCAAATAAAAACTCATATAACCTTGTACCAAAATCAGGTAAATAATAACGTGTGCCCTTTCTTGTTAATAACAAGTGAATCAAATCGGCCTTAATCTCTTGAGCTTCAAACTCAGTTAATTGCAAATAATCACCTCTTCTAGAATCTCTAAAAGGAAAATTAAGACCATATGTAGTTCCGTCTGCCATAACTATAAATATAATACCCTGGTTTTTCCTTATAAATAGATTAAAATAAATAATCCCGATGTTGGTCGGGATTATTTAATGTATTAAGATGAACAACCGAAACACTCGATTTCGATTCCTTCAGGTTTTGGTGGTAGGTTCATATCACTATAATCTACTTTAGGAATTTCAACCGTAGGTTTTGATTTCTGTATTTTTGATACATCAACCGCTAAGTGTTTAGCTCCTGTTGAAATTGCCTTGGTTCTAACATAGTAACATAAAGTCTTTAATCCTTTCTCCCATGAGTGGAAGTGTGATGAAGTAATTTTAGACAATGTTGGATTACTCATATAAATGTTCATTGATTGTGATTGGTCAATAAACGGAGCTCTGTCCGCCGCCATGTCAATCAATTCTCTTTGAGAGATTTCCCAAATTGTTTTATATTTTGGAATCAAGTGTTCAATTCTCTTAACTTTTTTATTGTAGTTTCTGTCTTCAGGGTCAAGGTATTGGTTAAAGTTAATGTTTTGAATAGAACCCTCATTCATGATAATTTCGTTTTTCAAGTCTTCACACCATACTCCAATTTTCTCAAAGTCATTAATTAAGTACTTGTTTACAATCATGATTTCACCACCAACAACTCTTCTGTTAAATAACGCAGAGTGAGCTGGTTCTGTCATTTCAAATGAACCTGTGATTTTAGCTGAAGATGCAACTGGCATCTGAGCTGTGAATAAAGAGTTACACACTCCGTATTCTTTAACTTCTGTTTTTAAGGTATCCCAATCTAAAAATAATTCAGATTCGTTTAACCCCCACATATCAAATTGGAATACACCTTTTGACATTGGTGACCCTTTGAAAAATTTATATGGTTTTCTAATGCCTCTTTTACATAAGTCATTACTTTCAGTGATAGCTGCGAAGTAGATTGCCTCAAATATGTTTTTATTTAAAACTTTAGCCTCTTCAGATGTGAAGATGTAATCCATTAAATAGAATACGTCCGCCAACCCTTGAGTTCCAATAGCAATCGCTCTTTGTTCAAGTCCACCTTTTAATCCTTTTTCTGTTGAATAGTTATTCTTATCGATTACGTTGTTCAACGCTCTTACCGCTTTTCTAACTTCTTCAATCAATAACTTATAATCAAACTTACCATCAACAATAAAGTTTTTCAATACGATAGATGATAACGTACAGATTGCAGTTGTCTCTTCATCAGTGTATTGGTAAATCTCATTACATAAGTTTGATTGTTTAATCACACCAATGTTTTGATGATTAGTTTTCTTATTAGCACTATCCTTAGCACATAAATAAGGAACTCCTGTTTCAACTTGAGATTCAATAATTTTATTCCAAATCTCTTGAGCTTTAACTTTTCTACCGATACCTGCGTCAATCGCCTTTTGATAGTTTTCTTCGTATTCGTCACCAAAACATTCTTGTAATGGTTTGATACCAGCTTTAATAATTTCGTTAGGACAGAATAAGTACCAATCTTCATTGTTCTTAACCGCTCTCATGAAGTTATCAGGAATCCATAAAGCAGTAAATAAATCTCTCGCTCTTAATTCCTCAGCACCTGTGTTCTTTTTAATTTCTAATAAGTCCATGATATCTCTGTGCCATGGTTCTAAATAGATGGCAGCACTTCCAGGTCTTCTTCCTTGTTGGTTAAAGAATCTTAATGACTCATTAACAATTTTTAAGTATTTCAACAATCCACCCGCAAATCCACCTGATGATTTAATTCTACTTTCTTTACTACGAATGTTAGACATTGATAGTCCAATTCCCGCAGCGTCTGAAGAATAAGTTGAGATGTCATTCAAGGTTTTCAATAGACCTTCTCTCGAGTCAGAGTTGTTGTAATGTAACACACAAGACGCTAATTGAGGTACTCTTGTACCCGCATTAATCATAATAGGTGTTGCCTTTGATATACGTTGGTTTGATAATGAGTTGTAATACTCTATCGCCTCTTCATACGTGTTAGTTACCCATAGAGCAACTCTCATATACATGTGTTGAGGTCTTTCAATAACTTTACCTTCAGGTGTCTTTAATAAGTACATTTCTTGTAATGACCTCCAAGCGAAATAATCAAAGTTATAATCATTTTCATGATTAATAACCTCATCAATTTTACTCGGACCGTATTTTTCA